CGACCAAAGAAAGATTTCAACCCAGGCTCGAATACTCAGTGTGTCCGAGCGTTCGAAGCTCTTGGAACTGCACTGCCTACTGACGCAACTACAGGAAAACCGACACTCAACCAAGTTGCCCTTGCGGAGTTCGACAGTAACAATGAACTTTTGGGAATTTATCGGAAGAGAGTTAAAATCGAAACGCGTCTGGAGCATGTTAGTAAACTCATTGACAACATTAATCCTGTATCTCACCGTATCCATAGTGGGTATAATCAGTACGGTGCAAACAGCGGAAGGTTTACATCCTCAGGTTCAAAGAGAACAAGCGCTAAAGATCCTAAAGAAACTTACGGAGTAAATATTCAGCAAGTTCCACGCAGTTCTGACTTTCGTAGTTGCTTTGTCGCTGCTGAAGGGTACAAACTAATTATTTGTGACTTTTCGCAAATTGAACTGCGGCTCGGTGCAGAGCTAATTGGGATACCTCAAATGATTAAAGCGTTCCAAGACGATTTAGATCTACACACCGTTACAGCTAGCTTGATTTACAAGGTCAAACCGGAAGAGGTACAAAAATCTCAAAGACAAGACGGTAAAACTTTAAACTTTGCACTCCTATATGGAATGGGTTTTAAAAAGTACAAGACCTACGCAGCTCAATCAGGAAAAGTTATAACTTTGTCGGAGGCAAAAATAGCGCACATGGCCTTTCACAACGCTTACCCACGCCTGCGTCAATGGCATAGGGAGCGAGCTGCGATGGTGGAGGATGGTTGGTGCTACGTTCGTACGCCACTCGGAAGAAGGAGACTTCTTGCTTACGACGATGCGCAGATGATGGCGTGTGCCAACACCTTAATCCAAGGGTCGGGAGCTGACATTTTAAAACTTTCTATAGCCAAGCTTGGAGAGTACTTGAATCATGAAGCGCATTTAATAGCGTGCGTACACGATGAACTCGTACTTGAAGTAGTTGAAGAAAGAGCAGAAGAGTATAAAAATATATTAGAAAAGTGTATGAACGAAGCGGCTGAAACAGTGCTGAGACAAGTTCCTTCAAAAGCCGACGCAGGAGTAGGTAGTAATTGGGCAGAGAAATAGAAGGTTTGTAATATACTGACAACTAAATAAACTTCAGTAACTTCAAAAGTATTTAATGGACATTTTAAATATTCCTGCAGAGGTAACAAAAGAAATCTTTACTGCTAAAGCAGGAGGGAAATACGTAGGTTGTGTACGGATGGTGGATTACATTTGCTTCACCGCTGAAACCTTTGATTCTGCTTTGAAAGCAGCTAACAAAGCACGTAATCTCAAGCGACGCTTAAGCCAACAGAACGGTACACAACTTGAAAAAAAGTCAGTGCCCACAAAAAGCTCTAGCGTAAAGGTAAAAAAGAAGGTAGTCTATCATCAACGGCTGTTTTCACTTCCAGAAATCAAAGTCATGCCTCTTCTGCAATTTAAAGAGGTGTGGGTCATACTGAAAGATAATCAGTACGTCTCCGATTGTCTAAATAAAAAGGAAAAAAAACTAGTTAGTTACAGCGCTAAGTGCAGCGAAGCAAAGCTTTTTAAGTACCACGACGAAGCCAAGAGCATGATCACTACATTAAAAGGTGTGTTAGGTCCAGGTTTTGAGTTGGCTCGGTTTTTTATCCAGAACGAAGATTAGCTATAGTAAGGAATAAGTTTTTAATTTTTGAAAAAAAATGCGATATGCCGGTGACTATTTTGGCGTAGCCATAGAACCAGAAGGTTCCTCTTCATCTTCTCTTCTTCTGAGTTACTTTCCCACACTCAGAAATACTTATAAGAAAAAAACTCAAACAGAAACTAAGGGTGCCGCACTAACGGGCAACGTAAAAGCAGCTCAAGAATTTGGTGGATTTAAACTTTTTGAAGCTCCTAAAACACCTACCACGGCTCCTAAAAGTTCTGCGTTTGCAGGATTTAAACCTTTTGAAGTACCTAAATAAAAATTACGCTTATACTTAGAAAATAGGATCGACGTACAATGACTGCTTCTCGTTCAAAAGTTCTTCAAATGGCTGGTACCAAATTCGGCATTGATTTAGCCGGATTATTTGATGATGATGAAGAAGAAAATATGAACACGGGGGGGTTTTTCCCCGAATACACCGGACGGATGTTGGAGAAAGGTCGAGGTAATGTACTGAACTATAAGGCGCCCAAAATGCCTACAACCATCTCTGAGTTCTCGCTAAAACCAGAAGCACCCGGTACCGAAATTAATCTTCCTGGGGGCCCTCCTCCTGCTCCTCCTGCTCCTCCTGCTCCTCCTGCTCCTCCTGCTCCTCCTAAGCCTGTTGATACACGCCGTTCATTAGGTAGTATTGCAGCTGAGTACGGTCAATCTGGTTTATTCGGCCACGCGGATTACTTTGAGGCCCAAAAACTTGGTTATGGTAACGAAGAAATTAGGAACTATTTAGAAAGCAATCCCAATATGGTTGCTCCAACAAATCGCGCAGGTCAAGCTGCTGGTTTGTATGAGGAACTTATTAGGGGGAACGTCAATCCACAAAGTGTTATGCCACGAGCGTCTGAACCTGCTCCTGCTTTTGCTTCCGCACCTTCTTACGAGATAAACACATCGAAAGGCCAAAGCGCTGAATTTTTTGGCGATGAAGACTACATTGATGCAAAAAGAGCAGGAAAAAGTGATACAGACATCAAAAATTTCTTGGATCGAAATATCAGTGGGCTACTGAGGGGAGTTAACTTACCGGGTGCTGGTGGGTTATATGATCAATTACTGCCGGGGCAGCGTTGATCACTTCTCAGAACCAGTTCATCTCAATCTGGCCTTAACGGAGCATGAACTTTAACTCCTGCCTTTCATATCTAAACCTCAGGGAGTGTCTAAAGCTGCTCCCTCTTTCTTCGTTGACAAAAGCAGAGTTAGATATGATTCTGCATGAAACCCGGTTCCAACGGAATGACGTGTACTGAAGAATATAAATTAATTTTATTTAACAAAGATAAAAAATTAGAATTATCTTTAACAGCGAATGATATAGGCCACGCGCAAGCTCAGTCAAGCGATATTGCTCGTAGTCTCAAGGCAAGCTTATTTGAATTAACTTATGGCGCTACTCGTAATTCAAAATTAAGCGAACTATATCGGCGACTTGCCTACAGTGACTTTAACCATAAAGAATGCACTCTATGGAAAGATGCTTACACAAACGCAACTCCAGTAATTTACGCGTTAAATAATAGGTACTATGTGCGACCTTTAATACTCGATTACATGGAAATGAATAGGGATTTATATGTCAAACCTTCCTGCGGAAATAAAAGTTGCATAAATCCTTTCCACAACACCTACAAAAGTATGAAAGCTTCCAAGATGACTAGCGCAGACGTGAATTTGGCAGTAGCCTTTGCAAGCCAAGGTGCTCCCGTAAGAGAGATTGCCAAGGCTTTAAAAGTCCATCGCTCAACAATTTACAGAACCCTAAACCGTGAACGTTTTTATTCTGGGACTCCGCGTAACTAGTACGACTCTCATAGACGATCAAAAAATCGCCAATGTCTTAACTGAGTCTCTCCCTGCAAGTGATCGTCGTATTGCAACGAAAGTTCAGCTTTCGATGCCCAGCGAGCATTATGTTGGAAAGATTCTGACAAACCTAAAAGAAGGTCAAATCATTCTTGCTCTGGGTCCAACCCGACCCACGCCGGATGGATTTCTCCAGATGCAGCCCATGCTGGTAGTCGAGCAAGACAACTGGGATGACCTCCTAGCTGTGAACTTGTTTGTTGCCACAGGTGGCCTAGGACCTAAGACCGAAGAAACCCAACTAGACGACGCAACGGTCACTAACCGCTCCCTCGCTTGGCAAAACGAAAAGGAAGAAACTCACTGGTTTAAGTTAACCGCGTGGGATAAGCTTTCTGCTCAGCTTGCTGAACTCGCTCCAGGTACACCAACAATTGCTGTTGGACGTGTTTCTACGAGCGAAAAAGAAGATAAGCGCTATCTTAACTACGGGATAGATAAAGTTCTTTATCTTCCTAAAGCCACGCGGGTGACTCCTAAAAAAGCCGCTGACCCTGATAAAGGGCGCGTATCTCCTTCTGCTCTCGGTTCTCTCGATTTTTCCCTCTGATTTAGGTACTAACCATGGTCTTTATTGCCGGTAAATTTTCTGTTGATGAAATTCTCTGTCAAATCCCGCCACACACCCTTCGAATCGACCTTCAAGCGCGTCGTTGGAAATCCGATTCTGATCCTGACTCCGCAATTACGGATGCCAATGATAATGGTATCCCGATCGAGTTTGTTTTACTCGGGTTCACCCCTTTCTTCGGGAATCTCGGTATGCGCTCGCATGAAGAATTTATTCGAATTGCCTATATTGGTGTTAGCCCTAGTCACCGTCTGCTACCTCCCCGATGTGTTTCAACAAGCATCATCTCTGGAAAATCAAGCCAAAAAAACTTTATCGCCTACTTCCAAACGCTTTATAACAACCGAATCAACGTCGGTGAGATAGTAACATCAACAAAGTTTGCCACCCGGAGTTTTAACGAACGTGATCCCGTTACTGGTGCAGATGGTGCCAAAATTAACTTCAACGCACTGGAGTTCAAAGACCGACCCCCAGAAGGTGCGGAAGAGCTTAAGCTTATTGAAGATATCGGAGCTTGGCTCGAAAACGATGGAGGAGAGCTGGTATCTTCTGCACTTCGTTCTTCTATCCCCGGTAGCAATCTGGTGGAGCTTCCTTTGGGAGAAAACCACGAGGCACTTAAGTCGTCTTTTACAGAGGCCAATCCAAAGCGTCTGGAAAGTCAGGGAGGCGGTTTTCAATCTCTCCCTCCGTCAGCCGCGATTGCTGGGAAAGTTCCTGAAGCGAGTGAGCCACCCGCACCTAAGAAAACTTCGACAGCAAAAAAAGAACTGACGGAGGAACAAAAAGAAGCGCTGAAAGCGGCTGGTCTGGATTTTTAAACTAGACTAAATAGTAAGGGGATGGGGGTACTTCTAGGAGTGCCCTTTTTTTTGTTTACCCAGAAAGTAATTCGTCTAACCCCGGAACGGGGTAGTCCTGTTCCGTACACCAATGAGCAAGATTAGCGAATAGACGCCCCCTGACTAAATAGTTAGCATGTACGAGATCCAGTACATCTATTAGTTCAGCTTTACCAAGTGTATGAGTTTTAATCATAAAAGTTTTAT